CCTCAAGAGGATGAGTATATTTTAATGGGAATGTCTTCCTACGGCACAACAGACAAATATTATAATATTTGTCTGTTGTGCCGTAGGAAGACATTCCCATTAAAATATACTCATCCTCTTGAGGCTTGAGCCCGATTAAATCCGTAATAGAAGAGTAAAATAAGCCTAGCGAATCCGGGTATTGCTGTTTGTATATTATTTTATAATTCTTTTCATCCCTAATATCCCAAACAGAGAGTGACAAGAACTCACCTACGGTATCTATAATCACCCCTAGCGTATTTTGTATATTAAAGGGGGCTGTTAATAATGAAGACAATAAGTGTGCTTTATGGTGATCACAGAAGGAAAACCTACAATCTATATTATAATATTCTGAAAATATCCCTTTCACGTCTTTAAAATATAAACGACGATCAAATAAAGCATGTCTTACGAATTTCTTATAAGGGTTCTCATACCATACCAATGTGTCAGGATATCCGTACTCTAAGCAGTCATTAATAATTTTTATGTTAAAGTTCTTATCGTTTTTTATTCTAGAATATCGCTCGGTAGAGGAAGCAAATTTTATTTCGTTATTCTGAATTACACAAATAGATGCATCGTGTGAATACCCCGATACTCCCCAGATTGTCTTCATTTCTTTAAAAGAATGTTTACAAATTTATCTCTAACAGCCACTTGATTACAATTTGCACAGCCCTTATGTACATCATTAATTTCCTTAAAATATTGTGTTCTAAGTTCTTCGCAACCCTCAATCTCCTCGGGGCAAGGCTTATCTTTATTAAAAAAAGCAAATATTTCAGTTAATGTCATTTTGACCTATGTATTTTATTAATTTTTCTCATAAATTCAATTAACTTGCTTTTTGTAAATAATTGAAGCTCTAGATTATCTTTAGTAAAACAATGGCCTCCCCAACCTCTCCTCCCGTCCCTTCCCGGTACAGATGTAAAAGATTTACCAATACGATTGTCTAAAGTTAAGAGATTAACCATATCATTAAATTTTGATTTTAGCTTGAGATTTTTATGAATGTCGAAAAGCTCATTAAAAAACGTTACTTTGTAGGCGAGAAAAGCATTTTCTGCATACTTAATAAGTGCGGCGGTCTTTATGTCTGTGATGCCTGTTTTTTTAATGCTTGGTATTCTGTCACAAAGTATTTTTTGAATTTTTTTGCAAACTTGTTTTTTTCCGCCCAATATTATAAAGTCCTGACAATTAAAGTCTCTTATGTTAGAATGGTGTGATAAAAATTCTGGACTATGCACTATAGTAATATTATTATATTTTTTGCTCATTTGTTCGTATATATGTGGGGGCGCTGTAGATTTACAACATACTACATTTTTAGGTAACAATTTATTTAAATCTTTTAAAACAGTATCTAGAGTTTTAAATTTATCTTCAATAGGTGTATCAACACAAACAAAAACTAGATCAAATTTATTTTTGCTTACATCATTAATTCTTAAGCGAGTATACTTAGGGTCAATAATAATTTTTTCGTCTTGCTTAAAGATAGAGGCTACTGCGGAGCCTACGTAACCAAACCCTATAATTAACACCTTCATAATTATATAATAATATAATAATTCTTTGATTAATCAATGTTATACTATAAAATAGTTTATGAAAGTTGCTATATTAGTTGCCCTTAATGATAGGCAAATAATAGGTATGAAAGCGTTTCTTTGTAGTCTTCTGCACAATAACAGGTGGTTTGACAAAGATATTCTTCTTTTGTCAGACGGTCAACTATCTGCCGAAAGCGTTTTGCTGTTAAAGAATATTTATTCAAATATAAGAATCATCAGGGCGAAAACCCATGATTATTTATTGTGTAAAAAAACTACTCGCGACTGGGGGTTTAATCTTTTTTATAGATTTGATCTGTTTGATCTAGGGAAAGAAGGATATGATAGAATAATAATGTTTGATGCAGATATGCTCGTTTTAAAAGATATAAAAGATTTATTTCTACAAACTTGTGATATAGGGGCTTGTAAGAAATATTTAGGTATTGATGAAATAAAACCTGGTAATATTCTAGCTAGTAGAAAAAAACGATTTAACTGCGGATTAATAACTGTTTCTAAAACTCTCATGACTCCGAGTATAAAAAAAGCTTTGATTGACATTGCGACAGAAAAATCGTGGTCAAGCGATCAACCAGTTTTAAACAAATACTTTGAAGAAAGGATTAGCTATTTACCACAAAAATTTAATACCCCTACATCTATATTAACTGAAGAATCTCTTGATATGGTATCCATAGTTCATTTTCATGGTATGAGTAAGCCTTGGGATAGTGAAGATTATAAAAGCTGCTTTGATCCTTTTGTTTTAGAGCATCTTAACCATGATCTAGCTATCAAACTAAAACAAATGTTTAATAGCTATATTAAATAATATTGCGTTTTTTTAATTCCTCAATTAACGTTTCAGCGACCTTTTTATGTGCTTCTGTTTTTAAGTGGCCTTGGGAAGAAGAGGACCCATATTTTGCAAAACCTCGGTAATGAAAATTAAACATAGTATTTGGTGAAAATAGATCCTTAATTTTACCTACCCTGTGGTGTTCAGCATCACCTAAAGTAGAAAAGGCAAGAAATTTGTATTTTCCGTTAAAAAGCACACTATCGGCACACAATCTTAACGCGTCATCGTTAAGATGAAAATAATCTGATGTAAAATAATAAAGAAGTATACCCTTTACAAATTCTTGCATGAACGGTTGATTGATTAAAGGCTCTATTAACTGTCTATGATCAGCGTTCATTGTAGAGGATTTAATTCTACTATGCAGTATAAGTTTCTTTATTAAACACTCGCTTATCCGGTATTCATGATCCTTTACATTAAACATTAATCTATTGGTTTCTGACCACCCCAATAGTATTAGGGTTTTCTCTTTATCTATAAAGGGTAAATGCGTCAATAACGTTTCTAAAATCATAATATTGCTTGCTCCAGGTATGGCGAAGTTTTTATACGTTTTTAATCCTAATGATTCCTGAACGTATTTACCGTAAGCGAAATTGGGATTTTTAGGATTTTGAAAATCTCCATCGGCGACAGTTTCACAACCGTAACTGTTACTGTCTCCAAAAACAATTAAATCTTCAATCATTATCGGTTATTTTATCGTAAATACAATTACCAACCGTCTTAAGATGTCTGTTAAGCTTCCACTCCAAGTACTTTCTGTAGAAAAACATTTTTATCAATTTAAACATATTAATATTTATAATATAAAAAATATAATCAATATTTTGCCTTGTGGTATATATTTTTTAGGCTAGATATGATAAGTGGCAAACTATATTTGCCATTATTTTCGACAATCTTATCTAGAATATATTTATCAAACTGAGTTTTAGTGGTTTGCCCCGTCCAAGGCTTATTATGACCGATAAAATGAATATTGGCTGGTGTTTTTAAATTATCTAAAGTTACGACATCAGTACATAAATTAAAAAAATTAGGAAGTGGGGTAAAGATATTTCCAAAAAATTTATTTAATATAGGCTCATTACCAATCCATTTTCCAGATTTTACTCTAGCTTCACTCTCCGGGGAGGATGTTGCTAACTGTATAAGATTAAAAAATATATTGAAGTTTAGAATTTTTTTATCTATTAACATAACCCCGGCGCTGAATGCTACAGCATTATCTATTTGAGGTACTATATTCTGGGGTCTTATAACTGCACCAAAATCTACACTCTCTTTAAATATGTCCATTACATCGGTCTGAAAAATTATATCGCTGTCAATATATAATATTTTATCAAATGAACTTAATTTAAATATTTCAAAGCGATATAAACAATTATATTTCCATTTTCTAAAGGTATTATCAAAAATTATTTGCGGGTATTGAGTTTGATCTATTTTCCTGAATTGTATATTTGGATATGTTAATAGTAAATCTTTTTTTCTCAAAGACTCTTCCCAATATAAAACAACAACAGGAAGGTTGAATCTTTTGCTATGTTTTAGTAGGCTAGTTAAAGTTATCTGGGCACCTAATAAAGTGTTGTTATCCACCAACAGAACTACAGCATTCATAATAATTCGTTTTTCTTAAGTAAATTATAAAATAGTGTTGTAGGTAAAGGTGTATCAAAATCCCGTTTAATGGTTAAATCCCATCTGCCGGTTGAAACAGCTTCGTTACACCAATGAATAGCGTACTTAGGCATAATCTTGACAGGGAGAAATGCTCCAATTGCTAATAATTTTTTTATATCTTCTATATTATCATCACCAAACCAATCAACAGGAGCTACAAATTTTTCTAGATTAGCTTTCTTGACATTGTCTCTCAATATTTCTACTGGTAAAACCCATCTGGTATTATTACAGTTAACAACTTTTTCAGTATCAATAATACATTGATTAATAAAATCACAGTCTTTAGGACATTTCATTATATTACCAACAAGCCCTACCCGCTTGTGCGGTCTAAAAAGATATTCCTGGTCATCTATATCAATAAAACTACGTAAACAAGTTACGTCCATGTCACAATACCAACCGCCATGTTTCTTTAAAAGATAATATCTAAAAATATCTGAAAACCCACCATAACTTCCTGCTCTACAATCACCACCACCTACATAAGAAAATATTTTATCACTCGACATAATTTCATTTGCATCTCTTAATATGGTTTTTCTGGAACATTTTGACAGTCTTTATCATATAACCATAGATGAGGCTCGTGCCCGTTTTTTATAAACGACTTTAAAGTAAGCTGTTCAAGCCTACCAAGTTGTTTTCCAATCCACAAAAAATTAATATTCATCTATTAAAAAGGGCTGAGGTTGTATTATTGCGGGCCACGTAGAGAGAACATCTTCCGTAGTAACACATTTATCTAATATAGAAATGTCTAGCCCATCAAGCATTTTTTTATATTCCTTAAATTGATGTATAAAAGAACTTATGTCTTCTTTAGTAAAAATACCACCATAAACAGATTGTAGCTTTTCAAAGTTTTGAAATTCAAGCTCATATCTTGCAAGTTCAGTAGATAGATTAATTAAGGTAATTTTTGCATGTTTTTTCATTAGATCAAACCATGCCTTTTTTAGAGAACAGATAAAGCTTGAATCATTATTTTTTAAAGCACTATTACTAAGACCAAAATATTTTAGTACCGCTAATGGGTGAGCTTCATCATCTCTGCATATGTGATATTTTTCTAACACTTCTGTCTTTATTCTTTTAATAAGCTCTTCCCGTGTTATATTTTCTCGTACTGGATAATACCTAATATAGAACAAGTCGTTTATAACATCTTCAGAACAATTTTCATATAAGTCGACTTGACTAGTATAAAAACTAATGTAGTTTGAATACTCTGCTGCTATAGCTTTTTTTATACTTTCAATATAGCTTGCTTCTTGCAGCAAGAACATTTCACCAAATTTTTGAGTAATTGCGGTTTGTCCAAATATATCTTGATAGTTAGTGCCTTGTGGTAAGCTTATATAATCAAACCCCAAGACGTCTTTATCTAAGATAAATTCTTTCTCCCTAATTAAATCTACAAAATCACCTTGTATTTGTGTTCCGATTTTTGTTTTATTAACAAGATCCCGCCCGCAGACTAGCGCCCAGCTAACAGTGCTGCTATTTGTTCTATAGATAATACGCAGTAATATACCTCGGGCTAGCGCCTTAGCCGCTAAAGCCTTTAAATCCATACTATGGGCGCCAGAAGCGCATTTCTAGTGAAACTCTTGTCTTGTCAGTGTTAAAATTAAACCCTCCACCGTGAATAGCATAAGGGGTAAATATCATTGCTTCATTTAACCCAGGGTTTGGGGTAATTAAATCTAAACCGTGTTTAGTCGATACTATAGCGGGGTTAGTGTATTGTACACCGTCACAATATACTTTTCCAAAAGTTCTTTCTATTTCATTCTCTGGCCATAAATGACTACCGGGTATAATCGGAAGAGAGGACAGCTCATTACTACCTGCCAAAGGGAGATAGAGGTTGATAGCCTTTTTACCTTCTGAGTTACCTCTATCAAGATGTACATCTTTATGGGGTAAATTATTATCCTTAAAGCATTGAGGCCTTATAACTCTAAGCCAAAAATGTCTCGTTGTATAATAAGATCCATTCTCCATTAAAAATGTTTTAATTGCAGTAACCTCTGTATTACAAATTTGACTAACCCGTTGTTCAATAAATTCTAATAATACCGGTAATAGTTCAAAAGATAGGCCACCTGTCCCTTCTCCGCCCGCTCTAATATTTTCTATAAAGGCGAGATGTTGCTCATCGTTTACATATTCATGATATTTTTCTAAAGTGAATCCTTTTGTATCTACACCTAATCCTAGACCGGTAAGTTTATTAGCTATTCCTTTTGTAGCGGCCTCTCTTATTTTTAGATGGTCCTCTGGGGATAAGAAGGGCTGCACCGTATACCCTTCCTTGACCCACGCAGCTTCACTCCCCGGGGGGTTATCCCTATTAAACCAAACCTCGTCATTGCCATAAGCAATGTCATCTGCTTCGACTTTAACAGTTCTTACATTATCATTAATCTTAATTGTCGAAATAGCGGTTTTCATATATATATTATACTATCAAACATATAATTTCAACCTATTTTAGGGCATTTCTTAAAAAGCGTAAATTCGGTTAAATCCTTGTAGCCTCCAGGTTCAATTAAATCTTTATTTGTTTGGGGTAAAGTTTTAAGTAAAGATAATCCTTTTTTGGCTAAGACCGGGGCCATATACATATTCCAGCCTAGCTCTCTAATGTCATCATAATGGTAATCAATATCTGATCTGCCTTCATATCTGGCCCTTCTAAACCACTTTACAGCCTTATTATTATTTGTTAAAATCATCCCACCTTTGCCTATTTTTAAATGTTTTTTGTGGTGAAATGATAGACACATATAGCTATTATTAATATACATGTTTTTGGTAAATCGTTTTGCACTATCGTATATTGGATAGGGATATAGCTGATATAACCCCGACCAGTCATTAAATGATTCTTTAAAAACTATTTTACCCCCTGCGTGCATTATTGCTTGCGGTACAGATAAATATGTCTTACTCGGAATTACAACTTGTTTTACATTTAAATATTTACAACATAAAAAAATAGCATTTGTACAGCTATCAATCGCTACAGCATACTTTGACCCGGTATATTTTGCAACCGCTTGTTCAAACATATTAACCACCTCGAAAGGATTATTGTTTTTCATATTTTAAATTTAATTGTATGTTCTCTATTTGTAGAGGTGAGGGGTGATTTTCTTCTAGCATTTTTGTAAAAGCTACTAAAGCTTTTTGATTTCTTGGATTCAGCTTAATGTGACACTTCTCTATATTTAAGCAATCAATATATTGTGTAATTATCGCATAGCTAATTTCAAAATGTTTTCTAGTTATTTTTTTGATATGTTTTTTTATAGAATTAAAATCATAATTGTGGGTTAAAGAAAAATCTGTATTTAAAGCGACTATTCCAAGCCTAACATTTTTAAGATATATAATTCGAAAATCAATAAATTTAGTTTGTAAATTTTTAACGTGCTCACAAAAACTAGGTAATTTTTGCGCCCCTACAACTGTATTAGGTAAATTAAATCGTTGCTTAAGTAACCCGTAAGTGTACTGTAAATGGTATTTATTACCTAAGTCTAATTTTATAAAATTAAGTATCATTTTAGGTTGGATAGCGCCTGTTTGATTGTAAGGTTGTTTTTGTTTAAAAATTTATAGTTGGCTACAAGTAGCTTTGTGTAGTGCTTATATTCAGCAATTTGATCTTGATGTAGTCTTGGAAGCGTGTTAATATATAGCTTATTGTAGCCTACAAGCATACTAGCCCAATTCCACTGGTTTAATAAAGTTTGCCCTTTGCTTGTCCAATTAATCTTAAACTGTTCATCTATTTTATTACATACTTCCTGTACAGCTGTATTGTTTTGGAATTGCATCCAGTAATCATTATCTCTTCTCTCTGTTAACAGGTAATGGTATTTAACAAAATCTTTTGTATTTTCTAAAAATTTAATCATAATTTTATTATGTGCTATAGACATTTTATTATCCCACCTTTTATGCTTATTATAAATTTTAGAAAATAGCATTGCTGTGACGCAAGTTACCATTATACTTGTAGCTTCTAGCGGCTCTATAAAGCTTTGACCTAAGCCGTTGCTAATAATATTTTTACAGGACATTTCTGCGAGTCTGCCTGCATTAAACTTTATGCTTTTAAATGGTTCCCAATTATATCCTTTTTTCTTCCATATATTCTTTAATGTTTGTATAGCTTCATCTTCTGAAATAAAGAAATCTGAAAAAACATAACCAGTACCAACTTGTCCAAGCGTAGGTGTAATCCATACCCATCCTGCATCTTGCGCGATACTTTCAGTAGCAGGCTTGTAAAGTTGTAAGTTTTTAACCGGGCCCCATACAGCAGAGTTATTAGGGAGACCGGAATATTCTTTCCACTGTGTTAGCGGGCTCATTAACAATCTTTTCATACCAGTACAATCAAAAAATACATCTGCTTCTATTTTTTGACCATTTGATAATATTATATGCTTAACACCATTTTCATTATATTTTACATTTACTACCGTACCTATAATTTCCTTATATTTGTATGGGGGCGTGTGTTTTTTAAGGCTTTTGCCAAACTCAAAAGCATTAATATGATAGCTATAACCAGGAAATTCCCCCAGATTTACCTTACCGTTTTTATTATAGGGGCTAAGGTTGTTTTCTAATAAAAATTGCTGGCATCCATGAGACCTATTAAACCAATCAATATTATATTTTTTATTATGCTTTCTTTCAGTTAAAAAATACTCTACACTACTAATATCTTTTTTAAAAGTCTCTTTTCCAAAATGTGTAAGGGATGTACTAAAGCATTGATGCGGAATTAAATCATCAAATGAATGAAACCAGTGTGAACCTTTTTTATTAAAATTAATAAAATCTATACCATACTTAAATGTTGCTTTTGCATCCTTCATCCATACTTTTTCATCTATCCCTACAGCATCTGCAACATATTTTACAGTGGGTGTTGTACTTTCACCAACACCTATAATATCAATTTCATTACTATAAACGATTGTTAGGTCTAAATCGGTAGTTGCGGCTAAATACGCTAGAGTTATCCATCCAGCAGAACCACCACCAACTATACAAATTTTAGTTTTTTTGTTTGAGCTCATTTAAATATTGACGCTCAATCTTTTGAATATGGTGGCGCTTTTTAATTTCGTGATATAAAGATAGAACGGTCATAATGCTATATCTAGGAAATAAAGGTGGAAAAAAACTATGAATGTAGCTAGCAAGAGCGCCTAATAACAGTCTAGTACCGTTAATTAACCCATGTTTACAATGATAAGCATATGTCATGCCACTTTCCACTAAATGATCCTTTGTCGATTGCATAATAAGATTATAATTTATTTATTATATAAATCTATAGATACCAATGGCCATATTTCTTCATTGCAGATATTTTATCTTTTTGCCTTTGTATAGGGTCTGAATGAGAATGATAGTTGTAATGAACAAGATAGCATGAATCCTTTATTTTATTTCGTAAATAAGGGATTTGCCAAAGACTTCCGTTAGGGAATTTAAACACATCTAAAACTTTTATTTTAACATCGATTTTGTCGAGAAGTAGTTTGCTATTTGTCATGGTTTGTAAACTACCATCTTGAGTACCTTTAGGAAATTGATTCAAAATATCTTTAGAAAAATGTAATTTTAGAAATTGTAAATTTTTAGCTTTACTTGCTCGGGAAAGAAAGAATATAGCTCCATTTTTTGAACCGTACTTTGCTTGTTCCGCTAACCCCCAATCTGAAACTGTCTTTCTATCGTGGTTTACAGTTACAATACGGTTGTGTTGTCTTTTATGATTATAAGGATCAAATCTCCTATCCGAACACATTATAATATCGTAATCTACTATCTCCTGTTTCAAATAAGGCAAAAAATTCTTGAAAAAATAAATATCAGTATCTAGATGAATTACATTTACGTTGTAATTTTCGTAAATATATACGGGGCCTAGGCCTTTAACTGTTTTTGCATTTTCAATCCACTCCGCAGCTGTATCGTTTTTTAAATTTTTATCTAATAAAACAGTATTAATGTTTAGTTTTTTAAGTTTTTCGTAAGAGAACATATCTAGCGATATTACAAGAACGTGTTGATGTAAATTAATTTTTTCTAAGGAAATATACCAATTTTGACACATCTCTACAAATTCTTTTGTTGTGCTTGTTATAATAACATCTTCTTTTTCTTTTAAAAAAAAATCTAGACATTTTTTATCTATATCGCTAAACATATTATCTACTACTAAATTCTGGAGGTGCTGGATTTAATATCTCTGGCCAGTATCTTAATATATCTCTAATAGTTTTTTTTGCGAGCAAAATATTTTTTGCCTCTTCTAAACCTTCGTCAATCTCATTTAATATAATTTTAATCTCTTTCTCCGTATCAGTATCATTGGATTCTAGGGCGATTCTGTATTCCTCTTTTAAAATATCAGATGCTTTTTGATGAGTATTAATTATTTTTTCTAACCATTTATTTCTTATCTCATTAACCAGCTGATAATTTTCTGCTTCAGATATAGATAAATCTGCAAACATTAAGAAAGGTATTTTTAAAAATTTAAAACAACAATTAATCCAATATAAATCATCATCGTAAAGAGTTTCAAAAGGTTGTTTGTTCTTAAAATAAAAAGCATACAGCTTTTGTCTGATAGTATCAAAATATGAAAGTTTTTTATTGTGTTTAAATTTTGTTTCATAAAAATGAGGATCTCTTAAAAAATATTGCAAAAGTACAGAATCATCTTTAATATCTGCAACAGTCTCATGTTCCGCTATACTGTAATCAGATGGAGTTAATCCAATTCTTTGATTAATAAATTTTAAAAATTTTTCTCTGTAAATTGAAATAATTTTTGTTCGGTTTTTTTCATTAATATCACGGGGGTCTACACCCAAACAACGAGCTAAACTAAATTCTATTTCTCGATTAGTTATATCTTCTTTTTTTCTTAATTTTTTGACAATTTTTTGTTCGTGTAAATCTAAACTTACTTCTATTGATTGAAGAGATATTGATTCATCATATCTTTGGTTATCAATAATACTAGTTATTTGTGAATTGTGTATTTTAATGAAATCAGTTTTATTATCATTAAAGGTTATCTTATAGATAGCGCCTGACGGGTGGTGTGAAGCTAGTTCTTTTAAATGGTTTATATTAAGAGATATCATTATATATTTAAATATAATATATAATTATCAATTATACGTAGGCGGCAGATGTTATAGTAGTTGTGTCACTATTACAGCCAAAATTATTCTGTACAAATAGAGAATGGTTAGTATTACCACAAAATACTCGAGCTGACGTCCAATTAGTACCTCCTGTGTGATAGGGTGTACCGTTAATATAATACGTCAAAGACGACCCGTTGACCCCAGCGTATGAACCAAAGCTCGCTGAGATAGAAAAGTCTGCGCCATAGCATTTGTTGCCGCAACCTCCGCCTGGATTACATGCGCGGGGCGGTGGGGTCGAACTATAACCAGTAACGGATGGTTTTGGCGGTGAATAGAGAGTAAAAGAAGCAGTGGTTAGTGAAACATTGTAATTTGATGCTGGTGTATTAAACCCGTCGTTAAAAGTTATAGAAGCAGTTCTTGATACTGCACTACTGCAACTAGTTCCCCCCGGGTTGTAGGTGTTTGTGTAAGTTCTAGTGTACCCGCTATTGGTAGAAAGGGTTAAACCTGAAATACTTGCTGGCCATGTAAAATTTTGGGATCTACTACCAATTCTAGATAAAAATCTTGAACCTGCACTAGTAAAATTTGTTGTAATAGTAACACTAGCCCCGTACGCATAAGCATTAGTATTTGTTGTGGGTGTTGTAACACCTGTAATGGTGAAGGAAGTTACAGTGATATTGCTACCACTGCCTCCGGCGGCGGTTAAAAGACTTTTTGGAGAAGCGCCAGTTGCTCCTGCCAGCGCATTTATTGAGAGGTTATCGCCAGTGGAAGGCATGCTTACTTACCTCTATTTTGTGATTCTAATAAATCTACCTTTTTACTTAATTGCTTGATAGCTTCAACCAAGAGAGGGACAATCAAGTGATATTGTACTGTTAGATACTTTTTACCAGACTTACTCTCACCATTTTCACCTGTGTCAAAAGGAGCTAATTTAATAGCCTCTGGAAGAACAGATTGGACATCTTGGGCGATTAAACCGACTTTTTGATCAGTTTCCGTAAACCCAAATGTTTTAGCTAGCTCATTATGTGTATAAAGAACTCCTTTAAGGGCGTTTACCTTATCTAAGGCGTGCTCGACTTCACCTTTTACATCCTTTAGTCTACTATCCGAGTAATAAGCTATTACATCTTGTGTTGCTCTAATATTACCAGTAACATCTAATGTACCAGCATAGCCGCCAGAAGCAAAAATACTACCAGATATAGTCAAATTACCTGCCCAACCTGTAGTAGCAGATATATTACCTGTAACAGCTAAATTACCATTCCAACCAGTTCCAGATACACTACCAGAAGCAACAAAATTACCTGCATAGCCAGAAGTAGCATTTATCGTTCCGTTTATTGTTGCATTACCATTGGTGGTAAGTCCTTTAATATTAATATCGTAAAAATTTGAACCACTATTAAGAGCGTCCCTTAATTGCTTGGGATTAATACTTGTTACTGTACTTGCTCCTTCTCTTACTTGAGCTAGTGTTGAAAAGTTTACTGAGATTGTTGCTACGGCCATATACCATATTTATATCTCAACTACAATTTTCTAGACTAATCTTTTTTAATTTAACATTATAAAATTGAAATATATCTATAGCCCCGTTGTCCCTATTATAGTCGTCCAAATAACATACAAGAGGTATTTCCCAACTAGAAATAAGTCTAGCACAATCAGAGCAAGGTAACAGGGTACAAGCAACTAATCTTGCCTCGCCTCTTTTAAAAAGACTTAGCAGATTTTGTTCAGCATGAATAATATAGGGTAGCCTACTGTCTCGTTCTTTCCAGAATAAAGAAGATACTTTTTTACCGCTAACTAAACCGTTATAAGATACACCTAGAACCCTATTATTAAAGCCTAGAGCACATGCACCGACTTTCTTGAACGGGTCTTCGCTCCGTTTTGAGGCTTCTCTTGCAAGTAATAATGCATATTGTTCCCACGAAATTCTACTCTTTTTCATGGTTCAAGCATTTAATTATTTCTTCTTCTAAATAAGGTATATTAAAGACATGCCATTTGCCGTCGGTTTTAATATAATTTTCCGGATCAAATCTTTCATACCAAAAAATCTTTAATCTAAGCGGCTCAAGACCTGACATTAGTTTATAGAGATAGGCGTACATACTTAATTGCATTGAATATGCATAATATTCAGCGCATGGAAACATTTCTAGGGGGCCTAGCATTCTATGTCCAAAAGGAGAAGTAAATCTAAACTTTTTATTTGTTTTAAAATCGTATATATTAAAAGTTTTTTTATCCTTGTTCTTTACAATAATATCTGATGTTCCAGCAATTTTATATTTTTTATTAAAGACTAATTTCTCAAATTCACAATATTTTTTATCTAAATTAATACAGAGTTCTTTGAAAGAGGAGAGTATTGATTTATACTCCGGGTAAACAATTCTACCCCTACTACAAAATACTTCTAAAGCTTTGTGAACCCTAGTACCAAATTCAGAACTATTATTTCTTTTTCTCTCCCATTCTTCTAATATCATTTCTACAGGAACACCCTCATTTTTTGCAACTCTTTTTGCCATGTCTTGTTCATCAAATGGTGGTTTAAACTTTTCCACCCACCTGGTAACACTGCAATATTGAAAATTTTCTTTTGGATCAGTATAGGTGTGTTCCTTTGCATTAAAAATAGGAACACCAGTATTATTATTTTTAGCCACAATTAATTATAAAGTAATAAAAAAAATATCAAGCTTTTTGATAGACACAAGTGACTGTTTTGGGCATTTCCGTTAGATGAACTAGTTTGTATCCATGTCTTTTTAGTCCTGCATCCATAGTTGTAAACCAGTCGTGATCTACGTTAATCAATATACTATTATGGGCCCTATCTTCGTAAATGTGAGTGGCAAACTCCTCACAAAACCCACGCACCGGTAAGTGTGTTTTTTTCACACATATATTTATTCGTCGTCGTCTTCAGTACTATCAAATTCAGAATAATCAAAAGGATTTTCAATAGAAAAAGATAAATCATTTTCGTAACAATAAGCTTTCATCCCGCTACAAATAGCATCAAATTGCTCTTGAGATAAATATAGAATACCCGACTCCTTTGAGTCTAGGATCAATTTAACATGAAGGGATCCGCTTGAACTTTGATCTACAACTTGTAGAAGAAATTTATTCATCAATCACACTCATGTTTTTATTATTTATTCTTTTGTGTTACCGTGTCAACAAACATAAAAGCACTTTTTTTTGCCTCATCTAAAGTATTATAAAGTCTTGACAAAACGATTGTATCGGGGAAATCACTAACTGAAGATCCGTTAATTCTTGGTTCAAACATATCGTTCTTTTTTACAATGGTTATATAACAACACTTATAGTCGCGTAAAGTATAAACCCTTTCACTTGAATCGATTTCCCAATTATGATTGTAGTTAAACTTTTCAATGCGCTTTTTATTTAACGCATGCTTTCTCTGTACACCAAGCTCATTAAATTTTTTAAATTTTTCTAAATTAGGATTCAAAAATAAAACCTTTTTCTAGGTTATAAACTTCGTTATTTTTACTGTCTTTTATAGAAACTATTTCCTCTCTAATCTGATTATAGTATTCATTACCATATCTATGTGCAAGCCAAGTGTCTTCCGCATCAATTTTAATTGATCTACTTTTATCAGATGTATGTACATTCTTTATAACAACTGTAAACTTTTCCATGTCTTAATAATAGGTGAGTGTTTTTATAAATCAAGATTATATTTTATCCAAGAAAACCTTTTTAAATTTTTGCATAACCTCTTCTGGTGAATATTCTTTTTTAAATACATTATAATCAATACACTTATCAACTTTAAAATTATTTAAAATATTCTGCAATTCTTCTCTATTATTATAATATATGCCTTTATTACCTAAGTGATCTATATGAGCTTTCTCAGGAGATCCGAGCCATGTAATTACAGGCTTATTGCAAAAGGAAAACTCAGCAATAGCCATTCCAAATGTTTCACCACCGTGACGACAGTGGAGCATTGCATCACAAGAATTTATAAATGTACGTTTTGCATTTAGCTCAGAAAATGCCTCAATAAAAATTGCCCGCGGATGATTTATAAACGGTGGTATGTTTGCAAAAAGAAAAAATGCTTCTTTTCTGGAATTTAAACACTCTTTAACACATTCTTGAGCATAAGGAATATTAAAAGAATCTGAACCCCCTAAAATTCCAAATACAAATGAGTCGTTATTAATTTTAAGTCTTTCTCTTAAATTATTTTTATGTTCCGGAAGACGTACAATATAAGGAATATAAGGATGGCCACTTTTAGACCATTCTTCGCTAAGCCACCTACTCGTATAAGCGTAGGAAATACCGTGAGGGTCATCGTTACAACCTACAACGTGTATGAGCATAGGGGTATTATTAACAAATCGACCATCATTTTTTTTTCCGCATTTCTGTATATACAAAGCATCAATTTTATATTTCCTTAATTCTTCCTCAAGGAGTGTCATATCTTCTCTACCTTTTATTGCAATGGTGTTTATTTCCTTTTCAAATTTTAATTTTGCACAAGGGTGTGTTCTATGATCATTTTCATCATAAAACATAAATGACTCATTCCCTAAAATTTTTTGATTAAAATAAGCATATTCAAAATATGCTACCCCGGTACCTCTTTCATCCAGATGGGGTTGGTAAAACCCTATTCTCATAATAAATTTTTTACTTGATTATAAAAATGATCTATATCTGGGGGCGTGTTAAATAAAGGTTCATTAAAGTATTGATTGTATAGAGAATCGTTTTGATCTATTTCTTTAACTTTCTCAGCAAAATCTTCAATATTATTATAATCTTGTAAATTTATAAAACAATTTTTATTGAAGTCATGCTCAACAGTTCTTGCCCCGTTATATATTGGAATACAACCTGCAAGTTTAGCGTGAAATAATTTTTCTGTATGATACCCTGGATAAATCGTATTTTCAAAACATATCGTAAATTTATACGGGGCAATAAATGCATATTTTTTATCTTCTCCATAAAACCAATTACCAAATGGGTTACCAGCTCCATCTACAGGCTTATATGAATCGAGCAAATTTTTCATAGTATCTCTATTATTTGAGAGATGATTAACAACAATACAGCAAAACTTATCTTTCTTTTGTTTTGTAAATTTATTACTACCAATAGTATCAAGAGGTACTAAGCCAGAAGGGTTTTCATAGCTTCCCTTATTAAACCAATCTATATACATAAACCATAAAGGAAGACGAATGTTTTTTCCATTATACAAATCAAAATCAAATGTCAATGACACATCACATTCATTAAAGTTAGGTCGTCTGTTTTCCCCGGTATAAAATATCTTTTTGCCTTTAAAATTTTGATGGCTACTGCCGAAAACAGAATAGATTAATGTGTCCGCCTCATCCATATTAACCACAGAAACATTCTCTCTATATTTCTTTAAAAAATGTGTAAAAAAATTATTTGTTGGGTTAAAACCGCCCCAAAAATCTGCGTATGCTATTTTCATGTATAACTTGTTATAATATATAATATTCCATAGACAAAAAAAGTCAATATAAATAAATTGATTTTCTTGTTATTTACATGTATACTATATAAATGAAGAACGTCTTAATTATCAATGGTGCCATTGGGGGGCGTACTGGTAATACGTCGATGCTTCTTAAGAAAATAAAGAGAATGCTTTTAAAGAAAAATGAAAATATTAAAGTAAGAATAATTCATCTATCACCTTCATTTTGTTGGACTAGCGTTAAGCGGGCAATTAAAAGAGCAGATGCATTAATTTTTTCTACGGGTACTTATTGGGATAGTTGGGGGTCTAGTATGCAGCAACTGTTTGAAAAAATGACTGTTCTGGAGGGCTCAAGATATTTGGTGGGTAAGCCTGCATGTGCTATAGTAACTATGCACTCGGTAGGTGGTAAGGAAGTGTGTTCACGTATATTAGGTAATCTAGTTAGCTTAGGCTGTATGATACCGCCTTTTGCAGGGTTTGCCTATTCTTATGCAGATCATGTTGCACACAAAACTAGAACATCTGGCAGACGCCTCCTTGACGATGTGTGGCATATTCAGGATTTAGAATCATTACTCGCCAATTTAGTAAAAGCAGCTACAATTGAGATGAAGCCAGAATATGAGGTGTGGGATTTTCTCAATACTACTGCATTTGACCCGACTACAGTTTGGCTTAAGTGAACATAATATTTTCTAATCAATCGCATAAATGGTTTAAGCGGTTTAATATTTGTTTTAAATCACTCAGAGATATTTTAAAATACCTTTGCTACAAAGAAGGGTATCCCTCAAATAAGACTTTACACATACATATTCGCGGCAACGGACGTAATAGTGATTTTGATATAAGCAAAAATGAAATAAACGTAGGGATAGACTGTTATTCAAAAAATAAAAATTTAAAAATTAGACGTATGGTACGTAACTTACTTCACGAATTGCGTCATTTTATTCAATACAAAATACAGCATTTTCCGGTTCGTTTTTCTTATTCTCAACAAGATATGATAAATTTGTCAGATAAATATTGGTTTGCCCCGGAAGAAATTGACGCAAGAAAATACGAAATTCAGAAACTAAATTTTGTAATAAAAAAATTAAAGAAGTTACCCCGTCGGAGGTACAGCTCCTCCGCCAACAGGGACCGCTCCACCTTCAGCCGGTGCCGCTCCACCTTCAGGGGCAACACCACCTTCAGGGGCAGCACCACCGGGGGTAGGTCCAAAAGCAGGAGGTAATGTACTTGCGGCTCCACCGCCAACACCCGCGCCACCCATTTCACCGCCTTCTGCTGGAGTAACACCCGCTAAAACATTTTCTTTCCAATTAGGGCCACCAGCTTTAATTTGCTCTAATTCCCAACTAAATGCCATATCCTTTCTCATAAATTCTCTATTTGCAAGAATCTCTACATCTGTCCAATCCATATATTTCTTAAGTGCATATGTCTTACTAATATTATCGGCAGATTGAACAATATCGGTAAAGGTCTTAGATTTAATTTCCTGTTTTTGTGCTTCATGCATTTCAAAGAAATTAATAGGTACATTAAAATCTATGTCGATGTTGGATTCTTTTAAATCAAACTTTTCCCAAAGTTTTCTCAGTTTTAAATGAGTAATAAACCCGTTTTTTAGACCTTCTGCAAACTGCTGTTGCATCCTTACAATAAATTTCGCAAATTTTAATTCTTCGCGAAGAATATTCATGTCATCTTTATAGCCTGTTTCGGCATTTAGGCGGGATACTGGTACTTTTAAACTCTTATACAGTTTCTTAAGAAAATAATTCATTTCTTCTAGACCCCAAGCTTGATTTGCCCCTTCTAACTGTCTTACATCGGTACCTTCTGACCCGGCACGTTTTGCAAACCAAAAATTATCTAAAATACTTTGAGGGTTATACTTTTTAAGAGCACCACCACCTTGCTGAGCATCAAAAGACTTAGATGACCAATATTGGTTCATTAATTTACGCATGTAAGCCTCAGCCTTGGGTGCCGGCATATTACCCACATCGACGTTAAAAATTAAACGCGCCGGTGCTCTAGCTAACCGATAAATGACGACCGCATCTTCTAAGAGACTTATCTGCCTGTAAGCTCTTCTAGCATTTTCTATGAACGGCAATCTAATTGTTTTATTTTCGTTCCATATACCTGAATTAATATAAGTTATTTGATTTTTGTCCATAGGGACCAACTTATATTCCAATATCTTTGTTGGGTTGTTTTTATCAAAAACTGGCTTTCTCAACAAATATCCCTTAATCATCATATTCTGTACATTGCCAAAAATAGGATCAACAAACTCATTAGGAACGGTAATAACACCCAATATACCCTCATCTTCATATTGTTTGTGAATAATATGTTCAAAGTATAACTCCCCGTCAACAAGAAGGGTTCTAAAATATTCCCACCCCCTATGCGCTAGATCAAAATACTGAATATATTTTTGAAATTCTTCTTCTAATACTGTTGAGTCCTTATCTGATAACCCCAACTCTGGGAATTTAACATATACAATTTTTCCCTTAGCATCTTTATTAATAGCCTCATCACATATCTCATCTAGTGCATCTGCTACCTCGGAAAATGAGGCCATTGTTCTGTAATCTCTTATACGTGAAACCTTGTCATGCTGAATGTTTGCATACATGTACTGAGTAAAATTGTTGTCAAGACCCACAATAGCGGATGGGTCTAGGCTGTTATACTCTGTACTGCTGCTAATACTCTGTCTAGCTAATGCTTCTGTTCTCTTACTACCTGTATCTTGGAATACTTTAAACTTAGGGTTTAACTTGTTTATAGTGTCTATAGTAGTATAACTTTGATAGGGTAACCGAGAGTTAATATAATTCATTAAAGAACGACCAAAAGTCGATTCGCGATTAGAGTCAGCATTACCGTAGTCAGCCATAATAGATATCTTATTTATACGTAAAAAAACATATTCAAATGAAATTTACCAGTTGATTTTTAGAATATTTCGGTTAAAATGTATTGTGGGTTTAGGAGACAGATCTTTTATATGAAAAAAAATGAATGTGAAGAAATTTTTTTGCATGCGCGAGTCGAGAATTGTCAGGCACCATCACGTGATTTTATTTTCTATATAGGATATGATAATCATCAACTAACAAATACCTTTTCTTGCGCGCGATTTTTTTAACTTATGAAGTATATCGATATAAAAATTCTGCTACCACATATTCTTTTTCATAAAAAAACGGATGATGGAATTGAATGTGGTCCGATGTTTACAAAACTAGATACCGGTATATATTTTTGCAAATACGAATATGGTTACCAGTTTCAAGTATCTATTCTCGGCTTTGGAATTTATTTTCTATGGACTAATTTTTAGGAGATACTATAATAAAGTTTATGATTTTAAAAGATATTAATGTTTATGATGGGGTTTTATTACATAGACGTTTTGCCTATCGTTATTTTAGGGATAAGTGCCTACCTATAGGTAATATAATTACCTTTCGTGCCCCTGCAAAGGTTGAGACAGAGGGGTTAATTGATCAAGAAGACTCACTCAATAAGGACTTCATTTATAGCGAAGATATGATTCATTTTCTTTATGAAATACCTCTTATTACAGAAAGCTTTGGGGCGATTTGCTATCAGAGAATGTTTAATGCGAATATAGCCAATATCTTATTTAAATATATTCAAGCACCTATAGAAGTTGACGGTGATGATTTGATGGTTAGTAAAGAGTTTACTCAAGGCGGAGTTACTCAGCAGAAGGGTAAGTGTAGTGTTAGTATTGTACATGTAAAGGATGGGGCCGCACTAGGCCATACCGGTATTAATGTCACGGCGGGGAAGAGAGCCCCCGCTTTTGCTTACAGTACAAACTTGAACAATGAACAGGCAGATTCTTTTATGAAGGATGTGGTAAATTTCTTTTACCAGACAAATGATAATATCTTTATTGCTTCGACTAAAATTATTTCACATTAAATGTGAATATATTTGATATTATTGATGGAATTGCTTTTAGTAAGAAAGCTGATTTACTAGACTCTGCAGATGCCGAAAAACAGTACTCTCCCTTTTTAGTTAACCGGTGGTTGTCTATGCTTGACCCTATTGCGGCAAAAATTGTTAATATAACTGTAAACAGAAATTTAAAACAACTCAATACACCACAAGATCAATATAAGTTTTTATTAAATGCATTACCAAAATTTAGAAAACAGAGAATAACTTATATCAAGAAAGTTAGTAAAATTAAAGATTCTTGATTTTAACATAGTTACTCATAAGTGACTATATATGAGTAAAGCTAACATCGAACAACTAGGCCCGGTACAGAAAAGTTTAATCGATCTAAGCTCTCATTCTAGAAATTCAATTAATAGTGTATTTGTTGGCTACGATCTTTCTAATCTTCTTGACGATATATTATTGGTAGAATTTGTCGATGAGGGTGGCACTTCAAATACTATAGTAAGAAATGGTATTGTTGTCCCTGTTAATGCTGAGACAAACGCATGGAGAATAGGGAGAGTTATTTTGTGCGGTAATAGTTGTCGTTTAGTTAAGAGGGGTGATTATGTTTGCTTCCCTAATAATATGGGTATACCTATTGCCAATATTGAGGTGATAGACCATGGTAAAGTAAGTCATGGAATATTTTTAAATGAACAAAGAATATTCGGAGTTGTACAACCGAGAAAAGAGAATGCTAGTATCAATAACAAGCCTCAAAAGCGTGCTACAAAATAACGTTTGCGAGATAAAATTTACTCGTCGGCGCCCTAAGCCCGGTAAACCTATGTTTAGGAGAATGCTTTGTACTAATGCACAATCACTTTTAAATAGCGTAGATGGGAGAGTTGCTTTAAATTTTAAGCCTGCAGTTCGAGGTACACGGTATAGTCCAGATCAAAAGAATCTTGTTATAGTGTGGGATATTTTTATGCAGGATTACCGGTGTGTGAATTGTGATAGCTGTGATTTAATTACATCCATTCCAGCTGGAGAATCGTTTTGGAAATATTTTAGAGAAAATTTAGCTAAAATGACCACATCGCAAAAAATTAGCTATATGGATTCTTAATATGAACGTAGAACGCTTAGAAAAAACAATTAATGAGTTTTTACAGCAGAAAATATCTTTTTCTGTAAACGGTAAATCTATCAAAACAGGTAAGTTAATTCTTTTTTGTATTAAAGATTTTTATCTCGTCTTTACTATTTTAGTTAACCATACAAAGAAAGTTTTTGAAGTACCCTACCCATACAGTTTTTTTGTATCAAATAAAAAAATTATTTTTGATTATTCCGTAAATTCTTTATGTAACGGGGAACATAAAATATTAGAGTATGCAAAGTTTCTTGTACCAAAAAAACCCAACAAATACTATAACACACAGGCCGAAATTATTGTAGTTGATGAGTCATTTTTAATAAGTAAATAGAGTATGATAATTAACTGTGAGGTAGTATTGGATAAAAAGAAGTCTACCAATAAGCTTTATTTTGATAAGAAATTACGCCAATTTACAAATGAGGTTAAGAGGTGTGGTATAATGGAAGAGGTCAGACTATTACGTTCTTATCTAAAACCATCGGCAAAAAGAAAGATATCACAAAAGCTAAGCTATAATAAGTGGAAGTATTATTGATTAGTTGTTTAGGTATAACAACTAAATAATAGGTATGAAATTACCTACACATTATTTTGAGATTAAAGATCTCTTAATACAGTTTCTTGCCGCATTTGATGATGTAGTAATTAAGAGGTATAATCGTAATAGAGTAGCTGAGGCAACACAGCAAGTTAGATATATTTACGCCCCTAAACAGAGAGTATTGCACGATTTAATTAACCCAGGTCAAAACTTATCACTACCAGTAGTTAGTATTACAATTGGTAGTATATCTCGAGATAATAATCGTGTTTTTAATAAAAATGCTGGGTTTTTTGCACCAGGTACCCCGCTTGATAATGACCCTGGTATTGCAACGTTTTTTTATAAAGCCCCTGTCCCTATTAACATAGAGGTAAAAATGAGTATTATTGCTAGGTATCAATCTGATATGGATCAGATCTTAAGTAATTTTGTACCCTTTAATAACCCTTATATTATATTAAGCTGGACTGTACCCAAAGAATTTAATCTACCCTATACACAAGAAATAAGAAGTGAGGTTTTGTGGAACGGCAATATATCATTAAATTACCCCACCGATATTAACGGTAATCAGAAAGCACAAATAATTGCCGAAACAGGATTTACAATTAAAGGGTGGATGTTTCCCGATCCGCAAGCCCCAGTTAAAAATATTTTTAAGATAGATACCAATTTGACATCAGTGAGTACTGGTACATCACTTGATTATGGTAGCTATACCTTTCTTAGATCACAAGTTGTTTCAACTTCAGATGAATCTCTCTCTGCATATGGCAATACTGAGCATGTTACTGTTTCTGGGCGGCCGACAATTTCTGAAGTCAGGCTCTACACACCTCTTGGACCGTCGTTATGAGCAATATTACAATTAAGGTTGGTACATCTGGAAAAGAAATATACCTTTATGGTGATATGTTTAGTTTTAAAACTGATGTTGGGTTATATCTCAGTTCAAATAAGTTTGATGGGAAACAAAAATATTATGATTTTTATAGTAAGGTAAAAAGCACTAGCGCTGCAAATCCTCCTTTTAGCGGTTACCCAGTCTATAACTATAGAGCTTATACTAATAATACCTTATCATTTAAATTACCTGCTTTCTTCGAACCACAAACCTTAGATATTATTTTTGCAAATGATGCTGGATATAGACTTGCCTCAGATGCAAAAAGATTTGGGTTTATAGAAATTATTAGTTGAAAACTTATTTTTCTATATAAGTACAAATATGAGCGATAATACACCAAATTTGACACCGCGGGAAAAGGAGTTAGTTGAGGCGAAGGGAAAGATTGAGGCCCTTCTCGCTGAATACAAGGCTGCTTTAGTACCAGTAACGCTAATTAGCGGTACCAGGGTTCTCAGTCGCGTAGATGTTGTTCCGACTGAAGCAGTTGAAAAAGATTCTGCTAATTCCTAATAAAAGAATTATTTAGTTTAATAGACTCTTTTAAGGGGTTTAAAACTAAATAATACTATGCCGTATCGTTCGTTTGCAGATTTTTCTCGTACTCTACCTCTACCTTCAGATTATCTAGTAGGTTATAGACCAAATCTGGGGGAATTTCAGGTTGATTTTTACGCAATTTCAAATTTGCTTAGCGGCGGTCTTTGGAGCACACCTAATGTTCTTTATGTAACTGTTAGTGGATCAGATACCAATGTTGGTACAGCAGAAAACTATCCCTTTAAAACTATTAAAAAAGCTTGTCAATATGCTGCATCTAATCCAGGTACACAGTATACTATTTTTGTAAAAACTGGTGCTTACTATGAAAAAAATCCTGTCTATGTACCTCAACGTACATCAATTATTGGAGATAATTTAAGAAGAACAAGCGTATACCCACAAAACTCTGCATACGATTTGTTTTGGGTAACAAATGCAGATTATATTTGGGGATTTACCTTTAGAGGTCATAAAAGACCAGCAGCTGCTATTGCCTTTCCGCATCTTGATTCTTCTCTACCAGACTATCAGGTCGCATTTAATACCCCTGGGTATGTAGTTTCACCACCAACCGGTAACAAATTTTTACCTGGCCATCCTCTTTATATTTTTACTAGCCCATATATTCAGGGTTGCAGCTCTATAACACAGTCAACAGCCCCGGGAGCTGATGATGCTGGTGCAGGTATGAGAATTGATGGTAAATTGGTAGGTGGGTATATACGTAGTATGGTCTTAGATTCATATACCCAATTTAATGAAGGAGGTGATGGTATTATTATTCTTAATAACGGTTATGCACAGCTAGTTAGTATATTCACCATTGGTGGTACAACAGCAGTAATGGTTAGTGCAGGGGGGCAGTGTGATATTAATACATCTAACGCTTCATTTGGTTTGTCTGGATTAGTAGCGTTTGGTAAATCCAATACACCTATGTTAACCGGAACATTGGTAAGAGATATTTCTGCAAATACACCTAATTCTAATAAATTTTTAGTTGGAAGTGTAACCCCTAATGATTTAGCAAGATTTCCTGGTGAATTAATGGTTTTTGATTGTGAAGCAGACCCAACAACTACACTTTTTACAATAGTATCTACACTTAGCGTTGGTGGTAATGGGTATGAAGAATATACGTATGAACTAACAACAGAAGATGCTGCACAAAATTATATTTCAGCCGGGCCAGTATTTGAACCAGAAGGGCTTTATAATGGAAATTATGTAAGATTGTATTTTAGAAGTCAAATATTGGCTAGTGCTTATACAATGGAATATGTAGGCGCTGGTTCTACTCTGGCTACAGCGCTACCCGTACTTGGTGGTTTTGCAAAACCAGAGAATGAAGTTAGAGCAGTTGACGGGGCAAGAATATTTGTAACACTAACTAATGAAAAGGGCGACTTTAAAGTTGGGTCTGATTTCACAATTAGACAAGCCACCGGGACTATTGAAGGGAGAACATTTAACAGGTCAATATTTTCATTGATAACTCCATTTGTATTATCTTTGGAATAAATAAAATATATGGCTCAGATACCCTTAAATAAATTTGTCAGAAAATTCAGGCTATTATCTGACTTTGAAGCCGGGCAAGAGCCATTCTATATATGTCCGTCTCAACGTGCTACAATTGTTTTAACAGTACAAGCAGCAAATATATCGGATTCAACAGCTACTATTTCCGTAGGTATATCGAGTGCAGAAGATAAGACATTGTACTACTTAGTTTCTGGATTTCCTGTACCAAAAAACGATTCGGCAAATGTTGCTCTTGGAAAGGTTTTAATTGTTGCAGGTGATGCTATTGTCGCGTATACCGATACTGCAAGCGCTGTTCAAGCATCATTTGCACTACTAGAAGCATTTAATGAGAACTAATGAACACACCGTTTTTAATAAGTGGCAAGGAACGTCCAACATCGCCAACTAATCCAAACCCTACTAGATATCAATTTCTTTCTTTAAGAGACGCAGAACCAAATCTTGCTGCACCAACCCTATTAACCGGGCCTGTTTCCGAAACATATTTGCTTGTCTCTACGATTTCCGGTGTTCGAGGGTGGGGATCTTCTTTTAATTATGATTCATCGTTTACTACGTTACAAGTAAATAGTGGTTTTTGGGTCTCTACATATGTAACTGTTCAAGGGGCAAGCGGTAATTGGGAATCTACATATAATACCGTATTTGCTAATAGCGGTACTTGGTTAACAGAAGCTTCTGCAAATGCGCTATACTTTAAACTTTCTGGAGGAACTATTTTTGGTGATGCTCGGGTAGAAGGTGATTTAGTGGTTGTTGGTGTTCTTTCTGCATTAGGCGGTATAGCCACAACTGATACTCGAGTAGTAGAAACTACAGCATTAAGAATTGTTAATACTGGTGTAGGCCCTGCACTTTATGTTGAGCAGGCTGGATTTGATGATATTACACAATTTGTAGATACAGAGGGCGGTATTGCACTTCATATTGGTAACATAGCCCCCCTTGTACCAGGCATGAATACTGGTGTAATTGGAATTAGAACTGAATTTCCTAACGAAACATTAACTGTAAAAGGTACCATTAGTGCGAGTGATCATATCTACACTACAGGTCAGTATTATAGTGCCGGTGTAAATCTAGATGATATTATCTACAATGCTGTTCCTGGTATTTTAAGATCTACCTATTCTACGGTTAGCTCTAACAGTGCAAAGTGGGAGTCTGTATACAATTCTTGGTTTAGTACAAGTGCAAGATATACAACGGTCGATTATCTTTCCACAAGAGAATTAATTTTATCCGCTGCTACTGTTCGCGGTGACGTAAGAATATTTGGTAATTTATTCGCATCGGGCAGTTCTTTTCTTTCTAATACAATTATTACTACAACTAGCGCATTAAGCGTTGTAAATGATGATAAAGGACCAGCTCTTTATGTAAAACAAGGCGGTGCTGGAGCAGTTATTGCAGAATTTTATGATTCTGAATTAACAAGAGCGCCTGTATTACACCTAGGAAACGCAGCTAATCCAGATTTATTTGAACCCCCTGGCATTGTTGGTATTCGCACATCAAACCCTAACAAAACCTTTACTGTTGTAGGTGAAATTAGCTCTACAGGGTTATATAACGAAGTAAGATTATTTGGTGAAAGAAATAATCTTATTGCCGGGCAAAACATGCCTGTTCTTGGTCAGTTAGGTGGTCTTAATAATGTTTTTGTTGGAAGCGAAATAGGAAACTTTATTGGATTTGCAAGCAACAACGTACTCCTAGGGTTTCAAGCCGGCAGACTTATTTTTGATGGTAATGAAAATGTTTTTATTGGATCAGAAGCAGGTAGATCAGCAACCAACGTATCAAAAAATATATTCATCGGTAGACAATCCGGTATGCTACAAAACAATGGTGTTGGAAATGTATTTATTGGTGAAGGTGCTGGTAAAAATAATACTTCAGGTTCATACAATGTAACTATTGGGAGTCAAACCGGTGCAGGGTTACAAGGAGGTTCATATAATATTCAAATTGGCCCTAACACCCAGACAGTATCTGAAGTAAGCAGACAAAATACTCTTGTTATTGGTAGAGAGGCCAGAGCTACACAAGACGATCAGTTTGTAATAGGTTCACCAGTTTACAGGTATAACACTAGTAGGGTACATGCTGACTTAAATGTATACGGTACATTAAGTGCAACTAATACCCAGGTTGCTGGTTTTACAGCATATAATACAAGTAATTTTAAGAGTGATGTTTCTTTTAATAAGAATGTAGTTGTAGAAGGGACGTTATTGGCGTTTAATATTAATGGATCAGTTTCTGGTACAAGTACAGGATCTGTTAATATTAGCGGTATGCTTACTGTTTCAAACGGAATTTCAACCAATTCAATTTCTGCCCGTGATATAGTAGGTTATTATTCTGTATTACCTTATCAATCGTTTTCTGCTAATGGAATACAAACTGATTTTATTCTTTTAAGTGCAGCAAAATCTGTTAATGATATAATGGTGTTTATCTCTGGTGTATATCAAAGCAAGGATTTCTTTACCCTACCTACACAAAATACATTAAGAATGTCAACACCTCCTCCTGCAGGAACCACCTTAGAAGTAACATATCAAAAACCTTCTGAAATACCTTGGACAAATGTACCGCTACCTGGAATAGGGGGTGTACAAACATCAATGATTGCCAACCGTGCAGTAGATCAAAGTAAGATTAATTTTGACGCGGTACAAACTGAGCACGTTTTAGATAGAAACATTACCCACATTAAGCTAAGCAATGGTGCACCGTTATGGGATACTAGCAACAACCTCACCGTCTCTGGTAATTTAATAATGACCGATGGTAATGTTGACGCAAGAAATATTATACCAAGAACAACTAATGCTTTTGATTTAGGTACTACTTCATTTCGTTGGAGAAATATTTATACCCAAGATTTACATCTATCTAATTCTATTGGTGATTACACCGTTATTGAAGGGGAAGATAATCTTTACCTTGTAAATAATAAGAAAAACAAAACCTATAAATTTGCACTAATTGAGGTAGATCCTAAGGAAGTCCCGCCAAGATCTAATATTTCTTAATATGGCTGTTATCTTTGGAAATGACGCCAGCGTAAGAGGTGGAAGCTCTTTTAGTGTTTTTAATTCTTCTAATACAAAGATATTTGAGCAATTAGTCTCTTCAAACAATGGTGTGGTATTCGAAGGGGAAAGACCTGGGTTTATTGCCGGGGTAACGAGTGATCCCGGTTGGTTATCCTATGGAAGTGGTAGTTGGCATAAAATTACCAGTTATAATAATGTAGCGATAAACAAGGGAAACCATTATAGTACTGCTAATACAAGATTTACTGCCCCTTTTGCTGGTCCTTATTTTTTTATGCATTCGGTATATTTTTATGTTAGCGATTACGTTCACCCTCAGTTTGCTGTAAACGGTGGGTTAAGTACTAGGAGATATTCCACCCCTCACAAAATTAGACAACACGGAATGGTGGGTAATCGCGAACATGATATGCAAATTGAAGAGGTAATACAACTTGAACAAGGAGATATAGTTGAGGTTTACTTTTATACATCCGGCACAGGTTATATATACCCGCAGCATGGAATTTTTGCAGGAGTATTTGTAAGATGATTAATATAGGGACATCAAGCTCAAATATTGAAATTAGTTCACCCAGCTCTAATTTACTGGCAGTTGACAGTACAGGTAATAGAGTTTTTGAACAAACTAGTACTGGATCGGTTTTAGCACCAAAAACTGCTGCGGGAAATCTTACAACACCTTTATTTAAAGTTGGCATGCCTGGTAGTAGTTGGCAAAATTACACTCAATACCCTGTGGGTTTTACTTTTACAGGTGGAAGTGGTTATATGAATGTAAATAGTTGCTACAACACCTCAACATCAAGATTTACAGCTGTTTTAGAAGGGTTTTATCTCTTTAAACAACATGGATATATGTACGGTAATAATGGTACGACTAGTTGGTATCTACATCCAGATTTCTTTATCAACGGTTCAAGAGGCGGAAGGAGGGTTAGTACACCCCACAGAATGCGCTTATATGGATTATACGCAAATAATGCTCAAGATACAGATGCCTGCGAGATATTGTATCTTTATCCAGGAGATTATGTAGAGGTTGGATGGAGTACATCTGGAACCCTACAGACCCATTCTTCATACAACGATTTTTCTGGAGTATACATAGGAATATAACATGCCACTCTATATTGGAAATACAGCTTATATTGAAGGTGATCAAAGTAATGCATTAAAGTTTAATGCAAATTTTTTAACTGGATTATCTTTTACAAATAATACCCCGGTAAGACCTTTATCTCCTTATTTTATAGTTCAAGGAACCGGTACAAGACAATCCGGCTCTACACAATGGTTTACAATTAATGACTTTAATTATACTCTTGCAAACGTAGGAAATTGTTTTTCAAATAATTCAAGGTTTACTGCACCTATTACTGGGGTCTATTTTTTCTGTGCTCATTTATATGGTACAAAATCCCCTTCATCAGGTCAATCAGAATATACACATCCAATATTTAGAATAAATGGAAGTTACACCTACAGGCAGGCATCAGCCGATACCCCTTATAGAATTAGGTCAAGAACCTATAATAATGGAACTTACAGTTGGGATACACGTATATCTGATATTTTTTATCTAGTTGCCGGTGATTATGTAGAATATCATGTTTATATTACCGGTAATCAGCTCATTTACGCTTATCATAGTATGTTTGCTGGATTCTTGGTTGGATAAAACCTATATAATATATGGCACTTACACTAACAGTTACATTAAATGATTTAGACGAAAGGGTAGCAAGACATTTTGCTGCAGACCCTCAGGAATGGTTTTCAAATTGGGTTCATTCTAGAATTAATATTGAAAAACAAAACCTTTACAATCAAGAGGTTAGTAGGCTAAAAGCAGAAGGCGCCTCTAGTGTACCTCTTGATGTAGATATGACTTTGGCTACAGCAGAGATTAAATCCGCAGTTGAGCTAAATGCCCAGGCAGCTGCCAATTTACCTACTCCCCCTCAAGTTTAAAGCATAAATATATTCTATATGAGTAGTTTATACTCTAGAGAAATATATTATGCCATTAACTAAAGCATCTGGGAAATTAATAGATAATAGCTCTTTAAGTGCTATTAAATTTAATGAAGGTTTTTTTAATTGGTCGAATACCGGTTTTATTTCTGCTGGGTCAACTACAAAAAATAGTGCCTCTTTTACTAATCCAGGAACATATAACTGGATGGCACCTGTAGGGGTTACATCAGTTAATGTTGTTTGTGTTGGAGCTGGCGCCCATGCAAGTACAGCTACTGGTGGAGATGATGGAAATGGTTATAGAAGAGGTGGTGGGGGCGGTGGGTTGGGATGGAAGAATAGTATTCCCGTAACTCCCGGTCAAACATATACCGTAGTAGTAGGGGCACCAGGAGCCACAGGCGAAGATTCCTATTTTATTAACTCTTCTTTAGTCCGCGGCGGCGGGGCTTTTACTGATACAG